GATTACTAAAGGTTCAACTACAGAAACAGTAGAATTTGCTACAAAGTCCTCAACACAAGACACTACTGCTGAGACACAAAATGCAGAACGTGGTGCATCTACTGACTTGATTGCTGAAAACTTAGATACTTTTTCAGCTACTACTGTAGACATTAATCTTTATAAAAACATTACTGATGCTAGTGCTATTTCAGGTATTACAATTACTCGTTATGGCTCAGTATTACACATTCAGTCAACTGATGCCACAGACTTTCAAGTAGAAGTAGGTGACTCACATGGTAACGAACACCTGCTTGTATTCAAGAATGAGACACCAGACTTTAAGAAGCTCCCTGTTGAGGGACCAAATGATTTTGTTATTGAAGTATCAGGTGATAACCAAAAAGCACAAGATGATTACTATGTTAAATTTAATGATGGTGTGTGGAAAGAAACAACAGAACCTAATACCCTTATTGACTTAAATGCTGCTACCCTTCCACATAAATTATCAAAGTTACCTAGTGGTGACTTTCAGTTTGATCAAGTTACTTATGCTGACCGTAAAGTAGGCAACGATGATACAAACCCCTTCCCCTCTTTTATAGGTTATACTATTGCTGATATCTTCTTTCATCGTAACAGACTAGGTTTACTAGCTGATGAAAATGTTATCTTTGCTAGGGCAGGTGAGTTTGTAGAGTTTGACTTTTTCCGTAAGTCAGTACTAGCTATTGTAGACAGTGACCCTATTGACGTAGCAGTGTCCTCTAATAAAGTCAGTATCCTTAAACATGCTGTACCTTTTAACGAGTCACTATTACTTTTCTCTGATCTAACACAGTTCAAAGTTACTGCTGATCCTATCCTTACCCCTGAAACTATTAACGTAGCTAGTACTACTGAGTTTGAAGCTAGTCTTGTAGCCAAGCCATCACAGGCTGGTAAGTATGTATACTTCTCTTCTAATCGTGGTGCCTTTTCAGGTATGTGGGAATACTTTGTAGACACTGATACTGATGTCAATGATGCTACAGAAATTACAGCGCATGTACCTCAGTATCTTAAAGGTGTTATAACAAACATACAAACATCCTCTAATGAAGATATGCTTATTGCACAGGCTACTGATGATCCTAAAGCTATTTATGTTTATCGTTATTACTGGAGTGGTAGAGAAAAACTACAGTCTTCATGGTCACGTTGGGTATTTGATGGTGATGTAATAGGTGTATCTTTTAACAGAGCAGATATCTTTTTGTTAATTAGACGTAGTAACAACTTGTTCTTAGAAAAGATTAATTTGTCTGTTGATAGTGCTACAGTTCATACTACAGGTAACTTTTCTATTCATTTAGATAGACGAGTAATGTTAGAAACAGGTGGACTTACTACTATACCTTATGTAGACTCTAATGTAATATATGTAGATCAAACAGGAAAAACTATTTTACTTAGTGAGGTAGCTGCAAAGTTAGCTAACTCTGAGAAAGTCTTTGCTGGTATTCCGTTTACCTTTAAATACCAATTCTCTGAGCCTGTACTAAAGCAAGATAACAAACCTATTACTACTGGACAATTACAATTAAGAAACTATGCTGTTGTTTATAATGATACAGCCTTTTTTAATGTAACTGTAACGCCTCTTAAACGTACACCATATGTGCGTACCTTTACAGGCCGTGTGGTAGGTAGTGGTGCTAACATACTTAATCGTGCTGCTATTGAGTCTGGTACATACCGTTTTGGTGTGTTAGGTAAATCTAGTTCAGTAAGTATTGTATTAGAAAGTGATAACCCTCTACCCTGCATCTTCCAATCAGCAGAGTGGGAAGGGTTCTACGTCCTACGTTCAAGGAGACTATAATGACACTACATGTGAGAGCAAGTGTACAGGCTGATGTAGATCATCTGGCAACAAACCTAAGACCAGAAGATACACAGGAAGTACTAGCCTCACATGGTAGTGTTAAGGTAGCATTACAAGAAGGTTTTGATTACTCAGAAGAATGTTGGACTATTGTAGTAACAGAAACAAATGAATTAGCTGGCATGTATGGTATAGTTGGTATAGACGATATGACAGGTATGCCTTGGCTACTTACAGCCCCTCCACTAAAAAAAGGTTGGCGTCAATTTGCACGTGAATCTCTGCCATGGATTAATAGGCTAAACAAGAAGTATCCAGTATTAACCAATGCTTGTGACGCTGAGTATACAGAAGCAGTGAATTGGTTAAAGTATATAGGATGCGTATTCATTAAGAGACATGACACGTGGGGTGTTGGTAACAAGACCTTTTTAGAATTTGTGAGGATATAATATGAGTATTATGACAGCACTATCAATCGCTAAAGGAATAGGCGGTTTTATAGACGCTTCTAATAAAGCTAAACAACAAGAAGCTTACTACTTACAAAACAGAATTAATTCAGCACAAGCTAGGGACTTGCAAATACAAGGCTTACAAAAACGTGCTGTTCAAATTAGTGATCAATATTCACAGAAAAAGCAAGACCTAATTATAGCTGCTTTAAAACGTGAAGGTACTATGATAGTAGCTAGTGGTGAGTCTGGTTTAGCAGGTCAAACAGAAGCTATAAAGCTTTCGCAAGCTGAGTCTGATAAACTCAGGGGACTTGATATCTACACTAAACAAGTTAATGCTATCTTTGATGACATAGAAGTACAGAAGCTAGGGCTAAATGCTCAGATGTTAGAAAGAATTAGAAGTGTTCAACGTGGTGTACAACCAAGTTTAGGTATGGCTATATTAGGAGCAGCTTCATCTGCTATTTCATCAGAGATAGAAATTGGTGATCAAGCAGACAGTATTTTTAGCAATATCTTTGGATCAGGTGGCGATAAACTTGGCAGTCAAACTTCACCTTTTATCCCTGTTACAAATAATCCTTCATTAGAATCTTGGCAATAGGGGAAACAAATGGCTAAACAAAGAGTAATGGTAGGTGAGCTTAACGCTCCTACAGAGGTTACGCCAGTAGCAAGACCTGTAGATACTTACGTATCCCCTGAGAAACCGATAGTACAGCCTTCACCCCTAACTCAATTTCTTGATGCTATTTCACCACTAACTAATTTAATGCAAGAAGAAGCAAAGAAAGCAAAAGCACTACAAGAACGTGATGAGTTAAATGGTAAGAGAGCTAATGAACAGCACCAAGCTGAGATGGCTGCAATTAATTTAACGGCTAGGCTAAAAGAAGACTGGATTAATAACCAAAATAATTGGTTATCCTTGACTACTGAAGAAGCAGCCGAAAGAGTATCAAGGCATTATTCTGACTATAGAATGAATTTAGATGAAGCACAGATTAATCCTCTTGCTTTACAAGCCTTTGATCAAAAAGTTGACCAAGATAAACTTCTATTTATGTTTAATAACTTTGGTCCTGAAAAGCGTAAGCGTAACATAGAGCAACAGGATCAACAGTTTAACGATACAATTAGAAGAGCAGGTAATGTAGCAGAAGATGATCAAATTGTTCCTGCCATGGTTGATGCTTTTAATCAACACGTAGTTGTTACTGGTGGTGACTATCGTAGAGCTAATGATCTAGTAATAGCTACTGCCCTAGTGGAATCTAAAAGAGGCAGAACAAATTATCTTAAATTTGTAGATGCTATTCAAACTAGAGATGGTAAGTCTCTTAGAAGTATTGATAGGTACGCTAAAGACTTTAATACAATTGATGCTAACGTAGCAGCCTTTCTAAAAAAGAAAGGAAAGCTAGGAGAAGATGCAAGATTTCAAAGTGCTTTGAGTGCTAGAGTAGAAGGTTATACTTCTACAAAGCAACAAGGTGTACTTGGAATAGGCACAGTATTTACTGATCCTGTCACTGGTAAAGAAACTAAGATTACTGCTGATGATGTACTACGAACTTACGAAGCAAACAATGCACTAAAATTACAGCAAGAACTAGCTTTTGCAGATGCACTACAAGAAGTATCTTTAGCTGAACGAGATGAGTCGGATCCTGATATTACTCCTGAAGCAATCTTTCAAGAACACTGGTCTAACTCTTTTGAAGAGTTCTATACACCGTTTCAAGTATTGCCCACTGAGTACAAGAACGCTATTAACAGCGGAGCTTATGCCTTAACTACAGGTAATACAGATGAAGACAAGCAGATGGCTGCACAAGCCTTCCAAGCTTATCGTACTGTAGAAAGTTTCTCTAGTGGCTTAACTAAACGTAGTGGTACTCTAAAAGAAGATGATTTACTACGTATGCGTGTTTTAGAAACCATGACAGGTCCAATGGCTAGGGAATTTGATCAAGCTCTTAATGCTGTTCAAGGACAACTGTTTAAAGAAAAAGGTTCTAAGATAAAAATCCAAGACATCATTGATAATACAGAAGGTTGGGCTTGGTGGGATGACTCAAAGTTTGAGGATATTACAAACCCACAAGAAGTACTAACTCAGTATAAAGATGTTGTACAAGCTTTGGTTATGGCAGAAGGCATGGATGTTAAAAAAGCCATGGATATAGCAGCTAATTACTTGAATGATGATTGGCTTATTGTTGAAAGTACCAACGGTATTAAGACTGCTGTACCTCTACTGAATACAGACATTAAGCAATTTTCAGGACAAGAAGGTGCTGTATCTACTTACCTAGCTGAGTCTATGTTACTTCCTGAAGTTGGCTCTTTAGCTAGAGATATACGTGGAGAAGGTGCAGGTCTTAGTATAAAAGTTAATCCTTCTAATCCCAATGCTGTAGATGTTGTTGTATTAGATCAAGATGGTGGACTACGTCCTTTTGTTATTAATACAATAGCTTACTCAGAGTTAGGTACGTTATCTCAAGGTATGTTACAAGAGCGTTTACGCCAAGAAGCTAACAAAAAGATTAGCATGGATCGTAACGCTGAGATATATACTACAATCAATCTAGCTGAGTTACCTAATTTATCTGATGAAGAGATTACTGCACGTGTTGGCATGGAACCAGAACAAATTGAAGCTTTAAAAACAGTACGTACTAATATTAATAATATGTTAGGTATATCTGAAGACGATGCTAAGATTGCTGCTGAGAACCAAGCATCTTTGGTACTTGAAGACATGGCTAGATTTGAAGCCCAAGAAACTGACGAAGCTAATTTAGTAGAAGAAAAACCTTTCTTTGAGATTGGTGAAGTAAACCTTATGAACGCTTTTACTGATATGTTTAAAGATGAAACAGTAAAAGAAAGTCTTGTTTCTACGGCAGCACAACAGGGAATACCTGCTGATAAGGCTGAAGGTTTTCTTGCTAGTGTAGTAGATTCCGTAAGTTCTTTTTTTACAACCGAAGCACAAGCTGATGAGGCTACTCCTTTAGATAATGTTATACAAACTGTAGTTTCTACTAAAGGAGGTACTCCTGATGAAGTTATGGAGTTGGCTCTAAGAGTAGCATGGCATGAGTCTAAACTAAAAAATGTTAGACAAACTACATCTACTGGTAAACAAGACGGAGCAGGACGCGGTTACTTCCAATACGAAGGTGTGTTTGGAGATAAAAAAAGCGGATTTAATACTGCTGTAAGTAGAGCCAAAAGAGATTTAAAAGTAAAACCTGAATGGTTATTAAATATAAAAAAAGGTGACGATGCTTTATCCTTAAATTTTGAGCAACAAGCTACTTTGTTTCTATTAGATAAGTTAGGTGGTGAGGGGAACTTGGGTACAATTTTAAGTAAACCTAAAGGCCCTGAAAGAGATGCAGCTTTAAAAGCTTTCTGGCGTGATTATCACTGGCAGGGAGGAAAAAGTTCTGTTAGAGCTACTCCTAAATCTATACCAGAAACAAAAGTTCCTGCACGTTCTAGGAGTTGGGACGAATCCATGAAAACTTTTGACTTAGCAAAAGCAAAAGAGTTATTAAACAAGTAAGGAAATAGAATGGCTGAGTTTTCTAAAGAAACACAAGAGAAGATGGGGTTTGGTAATCCGTTACCTAGTCCCTTTGTCTCTAGTGTCAGCGAGAATACCCTTGCAGCAGAAAAGAGGAAAGCAGAAAAAGCTGAAAAACAGTTTGACTTTACTACTCTCTATACTACTGCTGCAAATGAAGAGCAAGTTGCTCCTATTATAGGACGCAACCTTTATAGATTCTCAGCCACTCCTTACAATCCAGTAACTGAAATAACTCCTGAGATGTCTGATGCCCTTACAGAAGGGCTAGTAGATGAAAACGCTATAGAAGATATCTTTGATGCAGCTAGAACTACAAGCCTAGACTATGCTATGACTATGGCAGAGGATTATAGGCAGACTGCTAAGAACAGAGAATTACTAGCACAAGCTGGTTGGCGAGGTGTAGGGGCTACAGTGTTAGCTGCTATGACTGATCCTACAGAACTAGCAGCTATTGGTGCTACTACTGCTCTTGTTACTTCTATGAGTGGTCCTGCTGCTCCTGTAACTGGTCCTGCTACTGCTATTGGTGGTACTGTACTACAAACAGGTAGGGGTTTAGCAAAGGGCTATGACCTTTACAGAGCTTTTAAAATAGGTGCTGGCGTAGGTGCTGCAGAAGCTGCGGCTTTTGAAAGTATCCGTGCAAACCTAAAATATGACATCACTGGCGGTGACGTTATGTTGGCTGGTTTGTTTGGTGCAGGTCTTACAGGCGGCATTAACGCTGCTACAATGGCCTTTGCTAAAAGAGCTAAGGTACAACACCTAGCACAACGAAGCGCACTGGGTGAGGCTCTAACACCTGAAGAACAGGCTTTCCTTAGGGCTAATGATGGTGATGAACTTACCAATAGGATTATAGCACAAGAAGCAGCTACAGGTGAATTTGCTGGTCTTGGTACAAAGTCAATTGCTGAAATCTCAGCAGAAGAAGCTCGTAGTGTTTCTATGCAACGAGGAATTAAACTGTTTGGCTTACGTAGTTTAGTATCTCCTTTTGTAAAAGCTAAGGCATCTTCTAATGGCTTTATCCGTCTAGGTGCTGACAAGCTAGGACTAAACAGTACAGGTAATAAATCAGGTGATGTAGTTACTCCTTCTGCTTCTGAAGTCAAAGCTTATCTTGAAAGTAAGTATCGTACAGCATTTGCTCGTACACTTACAGTCAACCGTAAGGCTTGGATTGCAGGTAGTGGGGGAACTGTACAAGACTTTAATACACTAGTAGCTAGAGCTATTCGTGATCCTAGTATGGATGTACCTAGAGAAGTACGGCAGGTTGCTGATGATGTACAAAGACAACAGAAAGAACTAGCCAATTTAGCTATTAAACATAATGTAGCTGGCTTTACTACTGGTATCTTAGATAACCATCCTAACTACCTACCTCGTTTGTTTAGTAATTCTAGTATTGATAGACTACGTACAAAGTATGGAGCAGACTCTGAGGTATTTGCTGACTTAGTAGAAGCAGCACTGCGTTCAGCACAACCAGACATTGAAGCATCAGTTCGGCGTTCCCTACAAGACAAGGGACTAAAAAGAATTACGGATAAAATGGTAAAAACTTACATCCGTAAGATGGCTGCTGGTTATGCTAAGAATGTATTTGATCGTCCTTATAAAGTAGGCGCACCTAGAGGTGGCTTAGATTTAACAGTAGATGAACTTACTGCAGCATTAAAAAGAGAAGAACTAGATGACGATGTTATTATTGGTGTCATTGAGGCAGTAACTAAAACAAGGGGTGTACGCGCACATAAACGCGCACAACCTCGCTTACTACTAGATGAAAATATTACTATCAACGCTAAGACACTAGCAGGTGACATAGAAGAACTTTCTTTTTCTGATCTACTAGAAACTGATATTGAAAACTTACACAATGCTTATGTGTTTCAAATGGCTGGTGGTATTGGACTAGCTCGTAACGGTATTAATACTAATGCTGCTGGTTCATCCTTTGAAGACTTTCTAAAAAAGATTGAGCAGGAAAATGTAGCTCAAGGTCTTACAGGTAACGATGGAGAAATAAAAGCTTTACAGTATATGTATGATGGTATTACTGGTCAGCATGTATTTAAACAAGATATAAGTGATGTTGGTAGACGTATCCACAGAAGAGTACGTGAGTATGGTTTTATAACTAACATGGGTATGTCAGGAATGGCAGCACTCATGGAGATTACTAACTCACTTATGGAATACTCTTTGCCTGTGTTATTTCGCACAATGCCACAGTATCGTAGGCTATACGCAAAAGCAGCTAACGGACAGTTAGATGATGCACTCTTGCGTGAACTAGAAGTAATGACAGGACTAGGTGGTGATGTAGTTACCTCTAGGTTTAATAGAGCCTCTCGTTTTGAGGGTGGCGATATGGACTCTGCTATGATGCCAGATCAGCCTACTAAGACTGACGAAGCTTTAGGTAGGATGCGTGAACACGTGTCTATTCTATCAGGTCTGTCTGGTGTTACTGCTAGTCTACGGCGTATCTCTATGCTAAACTATTCATCACAATGGGTGAGAGCAGCGGCACAGGGTAAACCACCTTTTTCTAAGATTAAGATGGAGCAGCTAGGTATTGATGCAGATATGCAATCAGAAATCTTTCAGAACATTAAGAAACACGCCACTACTAGAAGCAACGGTAAAGTTCTACAGTCCCTAAATATTGATAGGTGGGATGAAGATGTAAGAGAAGTATTCTCTCTTTCGGTCTACCGTGAAGCTACTCAGAATGTACAAGAAATGAACTTAGGTTCAGTTAATGGTGCTTTCCGTAGCGAGTGGGGTAAAACAGTTACTCAGTTCCTTAGTTTTCCGCTGGCTGCTTTAGAACAACAAACAATGCGTTTGGGTGTTAGAGCTAGACATGGTGATATATCTGTAGGTAAAGTAATTATGGGTAGTATGTTTATGGGTTCTCTTATGTATATGGCAAAGGTACAGATGGCTGCAGTCGGACGTAGTGATGCTGATGAATATATTAAGGAACGCATGAGTATGGGTAACTTTGCTAAAGGGTCTATGGAAATGATAGGTGTTGCTAGTATTTTTGGATACATAGCACAGGTAACTACAGGCATGATGAATGGTAATTCATACTCATTTACTCCACCAGCCTTAGGGATGGCTAGTAACGCTGTACAAGCAGCGGCTAATGCACTAGGTGAAGACGACATGACTGAAGCAGAGTGGCGTAAGTCTTTAAGACTTGCTCCCTTTTCATCTCTCTATTTAGTAAAACAAGCTTTAAATAAGGTAGCTAACGAAGCAGCTAATTAATAAGGAAAACAAATGCCTTTATCATATGAAAATTATACAGGGGATAATGCGACTACGCAGTTCTCAATCCCCTTTACATATCAGAACACTACTGAAATTAGTGTAACCGTTGACGGTGTGGCTGAGACAGGTCTTACTTTTCCTTCTAGCTCTACTGTACAACTAACCTCAGCACCTGCTACTGGTGCAATCGTACAAGTTCGCCGTACCACAGACCTTTCAGCACGTGCGGTTGACTTTGCGTCAGGCTCAGTGTTGACTGAAGAAGACTTGGATGATTCAGCTATTCAGACCTTCCACGCAGCCCAAGAAGCTAAGGACGTAGTTAATGATACTATTACACTTGATACTGACTTAAAGTGGGATGCAGATAACAAAGTAATTAAGGATGTAGCAAATCCTGTAAACTTACAAGATGCTGCTACAAAGAACTATATCGAAAACACTTGGCTAACTACCAGTGACAAAGCTCAACTTAATTCTTTAAACATTGCAAACCTAAATTCTGTTGCTACTAATCTTACTGATGTAAATACAGTTGCTACAAACATCTCAGATGTTAATGCGTTTGCTCAAGTGTACCGTAGTGGAGCAACAGACCCAACAACAAGTCTTGATGTAGGAGATTTGTTCTACAACACTACCAGTAACCTTCTCAAGATTTGGAACGGTAGTTCTTGGGAAACAGGTGTAGCTGGTGCTTCTGGATTGCTTCCTTTAGCTGGCGGTACGATGACAGGAAACATTGTTTTCTCTGGAAGTCAAACTGTAGATGGGCGTGATGTTTCGGCTGATGGTAACAAGTTAGATAACATTGAAGCCAATGCGGATGTAACAGATGCAGCTAATGTAAATCCTCTGGTTGACGCACATCTAAACACAAGTACAGCTACAGTTGATCAAGTGTTAGGATGGACTGGTACTGATTACGATTGGGTAGATAATGATACTGGTGTTGGCGATTTAGTAGCAGCTAACAATCTGTCTGACCTTACTAATACTACAACAGCACGAACCAATCTAGGCGTAGCCATTGGATCAGATGTACAAGCACACTCTAGTGTTTTAGATGGTACTACAGCGTCATTTACTACAGCAGAAGAAAGCAAGTTAGCTGGTATTGAAGCTGGAGCTACGGCTGACCAGACAAATGCAGAGATTAGAGCAGCAGTAGAAGCAGCTACGGATAGTAATGTCTTTACTGATGCTGATCATTCAAAACTAAATGCTATCGAAGCAGGAGCTACGGCAGACCAGACAGCATCTGAAATCCGTGCGTTGGTTGAAAGTGCTACGGATAGTAACGTCTTTACAGATGCTGATCATACCAAGCTCAACGGCATTGAGGCTGGTGCGAATGTAACAGATACAACTAATGTTACCGCTGCTGGTGCTTTGATGGACAGTGAGGTTACTAATCTTGCACAAGTAAAAGCTTTTGATAGCTCTGATTATGCTACAGCGGCTCAAGGTACTTTAGCTACTAATGCGCTACCTAAGTCCGGTGGTGCAATGACTGGTGCTATTACTACCAATAGTACGTTTGATGGACGTAATGTGTCCGTTGATGGTGCAAAGTTAGATGGCATAGAAGCCGGAGCTACTGCTGACCAAACCGCTGCTGAAATCCGTGCTTTGGTTGAAAGTGCTACAGATAGTAATGTCTTTACTGACGCGGATCACACTAAACTCAACGGTATCGAAGCTAGTGCAGATGTAACTGATGTTACTAATGTAACTGCTGCTGGTGCTTTAATGGATAGCGAAGTTACTAATCTTGCACAGGTTAAAGCGTTTGATAGTGCTGATTACGCTACAGCCGCGCAAGGTACCACGGCTGATGCAGCATTGCCTCGTAGTGGTGGTGCAATGACTGGCGCAATCACTACCAACAGTACATTCGATGGGCGTGATGTGGCTACAGACGGAGCCAAGCTTGATGGTATTGAGGCCGGAGCTACTGCTGACCAAACAGCCGCAGAAATACGGACATTGGTTGAGAGTGCTACAGATAGTAATGTCTTTACTGACGCTGACCACACAAAACTAAACGACATTTCTGTAGAGCTTTATGGTGAAAATCCTGTCAGTGCTACAGCACCTTCAGTTGTTGGAAACAATGCTCTAGCTATTGGTAGTGGTTCTGTCACGTCTGCAGATAATAACATAGCAATAGGTACTAACGCTACTGCTAAAAACCTTAGTAGTAATAGTGCTGTTACAGAAGCTTTATCTATGGGTACGGATTCGCAAGCTAGAGACTACTGTATTGCTATAGGCCGTGAGGCTTATGGAAACTTAGCTAGCGTAGCTATTGGTAGTAAGAGTAATAGTGCTGGTTCAACAGGAGCCAGTGCTACTTTTCATGGAGTTGCTGTAGGTAACAACTCCACAGCTAGTGGTTTTGGTGCAGTTGCTATTGGTTACAACGCATATGCTAATAACGGCTCAAATGTTTTTGGCGAAGGTCACGCAAGTGGAACAAACGCTACTTCATTAGGTGTAAGCACTAATAGTTCCAGCTACGGCGCACAAGGACACAATAGTGTAGCAATTGGTTACGCTTCAAAAGCTACTGGTTCATACGGTGTCGCTATTGGCAACAGAGTTTGGAACACTACAGCTGACCAAATCTCAATCGGTCACGGTGGTAGCATTACAGGAACGCCAGAAAAAGTCCAGATTAGTGAGTCATATACCCTACCAACAGCGGATGGAACCAGTGGTCAGGTTATGACCACAGACGGTGCTGGTACTGTCAGCTTTACTACTGTCTCTGGCGGTGGCGGTGCAGACCTATACGCTGCAAATGAAAGCAGTCCAGCCGCGCAGCCTTCCGCGACAGGCGGCAATGCAATCGCGATTGGTGATAGCGCAGTAAGTAGCGGCGATGATGCGGTTGCTTTGGGTGTTTCAAGAGCTGGTGGAGACCATAGTTTTGCCGCTGTTATCGCTAACGGCACCAGCAGTTATGGCGCGATTGGAAATTATAGCATTGCAATAGGTTTTCAGGCAAAGGCG